ACCACCCGAACTCCAGGGCAGCGGCGTGCATCAGCGCCACCCCGTGACGCGGTAGATCCCACCGCGATGGTGCCACCGGGTCTCCCCATCGGTCTCGAGGTAGTCGATCGGCTCGACGTAGCTGACGTCCATGGCCGTGTAGCCCGAGATCGTCAACGTGGCGCCCTGCAAGGCCGTGTAGATGGCCGCGGCAGCCGTTTCCGCCGTCGCCCCCGAACTCCCCTTCGTGACCGCCTTCACCAGCCAGTACTCATGCTCGATCTGCGAGTGCCGAAACTCTTCGTCCGTGTCGCCCCCCTGCAGACTCACGACGACGAACGGGGGCGTCTGGCTGGCCGGCGCCACGTCTCGCCACACGCCACCCGGTGCGACCGCAGCCAGTGCCACGTTGGCCCGCAGGGTCGTCACGAGGGCCGTTCCGATCGCGCTCATCGCTCGACCACCTCTGCCGTGCCAGGCCCAATCCCCGGAGCGCGGATGCGCCCGATCGCCGCCTTCAGCCGCTCGTAGAAGCGCCGGCGGGCTGGGATGATGACCGGGAGAAACCAGGGATGCGGCGGCGCCGGTGCCGGCCCTTGGTGCCCAAACTCCACGAGGTGCGCATGGCGAGCCCGGGCCCGGATCCGAGATGACAGACCACCCGCATCCAGTTCGCCGACGATCTGCCGCTGCAGGGTCCCTCCCGTCCTCAGCGCCGCGGCTTCGCGCGAGCCGTCTTTCTTGCGGCTGTACGCCCAGGCGCGCAGGGAATAGCTCCCGACCGGCGCCGCGCGCTTCAGGCGATCGACCGTCTCCGTGACCACGTCCTCGAGCTCGCGACGCGCCTCGGCCTGGACGTCCTCGCCCCAGTGATCCAGGGCAACCTCCAGGTCGCGCATCCCCACGATCTCCAGCGTGATCCGGTCGGCCACTACGTCAACTCCTCGCAGGCGAGAACCAACTCCGTACTGGCCTCGCCCGGATTGGCGACCCCGCGGACCTGGAGCGTCCGCGTGCCGAAGCGCACTCGGCACCGGGTCGTCACCAGGGGTCGGTACCGGATGGTCACCAGGTGGGTCGCCTGGGTGACGACTCCAGCCCCGAAGATCCGCTCCGTGGTCCGCCCGGCCGCCGGCTCGATCGCGGCCCACGCCACTGATCCCGTCGTCGCATCCGTCAGCGTCTCGCGCGCCGTGGCGTCGAGGGCCGCCCAGGTCTGCGTCATCCCGCCGTCGCCGCTGTCGGCGACCTCCGTCGGCACCTGCAGGTGGACGCGGTGGCACTTCGCCCCGATCCTCACGCGATCCCCCAGGCCACCCGATACCCGGCGACCAAGTCCCAGTACGTCGCTGGCAGGATGGATTGCACGGCGCCCACGAGGACCGGCTCCCGATGCTCGAAGGCATGCGCCGTCAGGTGCAGGAGCGCCAGACGGATCGGCGCCGGCACGTTGGATGGTTCCGTCCCGTACCCGGCGACGTACCGGACGACGACCGCGTTCGACGGCCGCAATGTCGTCGTCGGCCAGGTCTTGCCGTAGGCCAGAACGATCCGTCCGGGCTCGCTGGCCACGTCGACGTCGTAATCGGACGCCGTGACGGTCGCCGCGGTATCGTTTACGTCGTAGTAGGTGATCGACGTCACGCTCACAAGCGGCGCCATCGGGAGTTCGATCGTGTCGCCGGCGGGGAACGCGTCGAGATACCCGTCGTAGGTCGCCGAAATGAACTGCCGGCCCAGCTCCCGCTCGAGCGCCTCGCGCGCCGCTTTCGCGTAGAGGTCGAGCAGGCCGAGTTCTGAGGTCTCCGTCAGCCGGAGATGGGCTTGCACCGTCGACAGCTCGAGCGGTTCAAGCGCTGGGGCGGCATAGGTCACCAGGCGCACGGCGGCCTCCTGACGGGACGGGCACCAGTAGTGCTCCGACGAGGAGCGGGCGGGAGGCCGTCGCCCGACTGGTGCCCGTCAGCCTCGCTCCGGTCTACGCCGGGATCTCTTCCCAGGTCACCGCGACCTGGAAGAGGGCCGTGGTCGTCGCGGCCTGCGAGCAGAGGGACAACGCGGTCCCCGGCGCGAGCACCAGGTCCCCGTGGTAGTCCGCCCGCAGGACGAACGGCGCGACCGCCGTGGCCGCCACGCCCGTGAAGAGCGACAGACCGGTCGGCATCAGGTACGTCGGAGCCGCCGTGAACGTGTTGACCGTCGGGATCCAGACACCCTTGTGGTCGAGCGCGCCGCCGACCACCCCCACCGGGGCCACGCGGGTCCCGGTCAGAATCGCCGCCCCGGTCGCGATCTGCGCGCCCGTGTTGCCGGTGGAGTGCCAGGTCAGCGCCGTCGGCGCGTTGTTCCCCGACACGTAGGACAGCGCCAGGCGGATCACGCTCAGGTACCGCCCGGAGTCGGACGGATTCCAGAGCGTCGGGTGCCCGCCGGTCGTCGCCGCCACGATGAGCGCGATGCCGCCCGTGGCGGAGCAGCCGGTGTACACCCGATGCCGCACGGCGGAGTCGAGGTACTGGCCGTGAGCCTGGGCGGCCACGAGCGCCCCGTCGCGCGTCACGCGCAGGGCGTCGTTCCCGGTCAGGCCGTCTGGGTCGTTGCGAAGCCCCACGAACTGTGCCATGTCAGCAGCTCCTTAGACCGCGGCCACCGCCGCGCCCTCGTCCAGCGGGAGGTACCAGAGGTCCCACTTGACCGATCCGGTCCTGCTCGCGCCGGTGATCAGGTCGATGTACCCGACGGGGCAGATCCAGCTCGTTAGGTTGACCGGCGCCCCGCCGCCGCCATTGACGGCAATCAGCGCCGAAGTGTCGCCCTCGCAGATGATCAATCCGCCGACCTCGAGCGAGGTGAGGTTGACGGTCGATGCGATGTCCACGGCGCTGCCCGTGGTCGGCGTCGAGGTGATCTTGGCAACCGGGTCCGCAGCCTGGATGATCGTCGTCACCTCGCCGAAGAGCAGCGTGATCAACACCCGCCCACCGGTCACCTGGAAGAGGTGCCCGGTGGCGGTCTGGGGCAGCGTCGCGGTCGCCCGGGCCACGTGGAACCCGTAGGCGATGCTCGTGAAGACGTCCCGGTTCTGGGTGGTGTACACGACTGCCTCCTTACAGCGCCGTCACCTGCGTGTTGCCCGGGTAGCGGGGTTTGCCGATGGCGACGCAGGCCACGTTGAGCGGGTTGGCCGTGGTGCTGAGCGCGGCGACGACCCAGCGGTTCGTGCTCCCGAGCTCGTCGCAGTCGAACTCGACCAGCAGCGTCTTGTGGTCGTAGGTCGCTGCGGTCAGGGTGATCCCGGACGTCGTCGCGTCGGTCTCGGTCCCATGCGTGTCCGCCAGCGTGTTCCCGCAGTCCGCCGCGGCCAGCCGGTAGCGAAACGCGATGGCCGTGCCCTTCGCCGCCGCCAGGGCGTTGGTGGCGCCCCCGTAGAAGAGCAGGGTGCTGTTGCCGGTGATCGCCCCGAACGCGAAGACGAAGGTCACCGACGAGAACCGGCTCATGTCGATCGCGTCCGTGTCGGCCCCGGCGCCAGCCTTGTCGGCCGTTTCGATGAGGTACGCGATCTGCTGCGACTCACTGATTCTGGACATGGATCCTTCCTCCTACGACCTGGTGGCCAGCGCGACCACGGGGGAGAGGCTCTTGGACGAGCCCCCCTTGAACGGGGTCACCGCCGAGCGCGGCATCATCGCGCCGTCGACCCGGTAGAAGGCGCGGAACGTTTGCTCGCCCGTGGTGAACCGGACGTGCATCGAGGAGGCCTGCTCGACTCCGCCCTTGCGCACCAGGCGGTAGCGCTTGAGGTTGATCAGCACGATGTCACCGACGGTGCCGAGGGTGGCGTTGTACTCGGTCTCGACGACCGGGCGGCCCTTGATCTGCATCAGACCCGCGGGCGTGTAGGTGACGAAGCGCGGCTCCAGGGCGGACGTGCCGGCCGGGATGCTGAGGACGTCCAGCTGCGGGCCGCAGTCGCCGTTGATGAGCCACACGGCGTTCGCCTTGTCGCGGGCCGGCATCCGGGCCCACATCTTCGACAGGTTCGTCGTGGTGATGGTGGCCGCGGTCTGCCCGGTCTCCTTGTCGACCGACACCAGGCAGGGAGCGTTCAGGTAGCCCAGCGGCTGGCCGGCCCCGGTGCCCTCGGTGATCGCGTCCTCGACCTGGAAGATGAGCTCGTCGCCGAACATCGTCTCGAGCTCCCCGCCGAGGGCGGCGGCATCGGCCACCAGCTCGTCGGTCATGTAGCCGAGCGCCCCGACCTTGCGCAGCTTGAACTCCACGCGGGCCAGCGTCGGGTGCGTCGCGGTCGGCGCCGTCCCCTGGTCAACCCAGTAGCCGAGGACTCCGCCGTCGCGCGTGGAGGCCCGGCTCGTCTCGGCGACCACGTTGTAGGCGATGTTGTCCGAGGAGATGGTCCGGGCGTCGACGCGGGACAGCAGCTCGCCGCCGGCGAACATGTTGCGCTCGATCCCGGCCGCGATCTCGATCGGCACCGCGAATCCACCCTCCGAGGGCACCGCGGAACCCATCCCCGCCGCCGCGGCGAAGAGGCGCGGGTCGGAGCCCTCGCCACGGGCGGCCCGCATGACGGCGATTCCGAACTCGCCCAGACCGGCCCGCAGGACCTCCTGGCGCGTCTGCGCGTCGGCGTTGTCGGGCAGCCGGGGGCCCCAGGGCCGCTCGGCCGAGAGATCTGCCCCGACCTCGACGCGCGTGGTGCCAGGCGCGATCGTCTGGACGGACAGGTCGCGTTCCCGCGCCGCCTGCCGCTCCTCGCGGA